CGTCGATCAACTTAAAAATACTTTGAATTACGAAAATATTGTCTCTTACGGAATAAAAGCTGGCCCTGTTAATTTTAATAAAATCGGCGTACAGGCCCATACCAACACAAAATATAAAGGTGTTATGAATATGCGCTACTGGATGGGAGAATTAAAAGTTTTAAAAATTAGAGATTTTAAGACATTAAATGAGCTAAAAGGATTTGTACGCTATCCTAACGGTACTTGGGCAGCTAAACCCGGAGCAGATAATTGGGATGATCGGGTAATGAGCTTAATGTGGGCATTAATGATACTTGAAAATGATCTTGTTGAGAAGTATTTTGAAATAGCGGAATACGATGCAAATAAAAAGCCACAGAGAATTAAATCACTTGACTTTGGTATAAAATATTTTATAAACCCTGCGTCAATTTATAGTAATGAAAAAGATGGAGGCATGGGCACACCACCTCTTCCTATTGTTATGCAAGGTGATAATAGTAATGATTTCAATGAAATTACCGATCTCGAATCACAAGGTTGGACTAAACTTTAATTAAATAACTATATGGCAACACAAAGCAATTTCGTACAAAGCCCATTTAATAAAGCGCGTAAAGATAAATTTTTACTCGTTTTAAATTTTCCTGACGGATTAAAAGAAATTTTTTCTAAGCTTGATCGTGCTAATAGAAATATTATTCCCGATTCTTTGCAGTTTTCTGTTTACGGTGTTGTTGTACCGGATATGGAAGTTTCGCATTTAGATGTTAGGTACGGCGGTCAAACATTAGCTGCTTCAAGCCAATCAAGAAAGCCTTATCCACCTATTACTGTAAATTTTGATGTGGACAACAGATTCAATAACTATTGGGTCATTTATAAATGGTTAAATATTTTAAACGACGTCAAGTTAAATATTTTTAATGCAGATAATCTTGTTCCACCGCCGGGTAGTAATAATTCGGCTAATTTTGTATATGCTGCTAACCTTTCAATATTTGCTTTAGATGAATACGACAAAAGAACAGTAGAGTTTAAGTATTTAAATGCATTTCCTACAACCCTTGGCGGTGTTAACTTTAATCACCGTGATTCCGGTGAAGTTGAATCTTTTGTAACATTCTCATATTCACAATTAGTAATTTCGTTAGTAGAAGATGTAGATATAATATAAAAAACAAAAAAAACCAAAAAGTTTTATCCGAAAAACCATAAATACTTTATATGGCACGCACAATTCAAAGCCCCGGAGTCGAGATTAATGAAGTAGATTTATCCTTGAGAGGCGTAGGAACCCCAGCAACCACAGTATTTATTCCTGGATTTGCTTCGAAAGGACCTTCTTCAGAACCTATTACAGTAACATCACTTTCTGAATTTGAACAAATATTTGGTACACCTACAAATGGAGCAGAAAGATATTTCTACCATTCTGTCAAAGCAACTTTACAATCTTCTGCAAGTGTAATAGTTTATAGATTGCCTTATGGTGAAGGCCTCGGTGTCGATACAAGCAATGAATACAGTGCGTTAGTATACCCTGTGCAAGCTTATTGCGATGGGTATTTAACCACCTCTCTGTCTGGTGCTAACAGCACATATCTCTTCGGAGCGCCGACACACATTCAACTTTCTCAGACTGAATATCTTTCAATATTAAAGGGCGACGGGTTCACCTGGAGCAGTGATACATATGGTCAAACAACTTTTACTGATGTTGCTTCATTAAGTGCTTCTGGTATAATTGTTCTTAACAAAGCACAATCAACAATAAACAGCAAGTTTGAAGGCACATACCTAGGAATTATTGATAATACAAATCTTAATCCTGCAACACCATTTAATGATGTTAATAGCGTTTATTCGATCAATAATAACTCAACTGCAATCTTTGGTACTAACTATGTAAGAATTCCTGATGTAAGATTAAACTTTACACTTTCTGCTGATGCAACAGGGTTACAGGGAAGTGTTTCTGAAGTACTTGAGAATATACCTACATTTGATATTTCATCCAATCAATTTGATGATACTGCTACAATCGGTGTTTTCAAGCTTCGTCAATCAGTCTTTTCACCGGATACAATCGCTCTTGATTACCTCTTACAAGACGGTTATACAGCCTCATTTGATGCAAATAGACAGATTAACAGTACAAACGGTGGTCCTGCTATTAGCTTCTTTATGGAAATTGTTAATCGCCCATCACTTAACATTACAACAATTATTAATCCTAATATTTCTAATAAAAACAAGACAACGTGGCTTAATCTTTCTGGCGTACCAACAAAGAAAGTTCGTTTCTTAACTGCCGCACTTGCAACACCTTTAAATGGCGAATCTTCACAAGAATATGTAACCCGTGTTGGTGCACCACAAGCCGATATTGAAGTTGCACTTAATATATTAGGTTCAACCGCCTCACTCTTTCCGATCGGTGTATACGACAACCAGGATCTTGCTACAAAAATTATTGGTAACGTGCCAGGTAAAGTCACTCGCGCTGCAGAAAAGCTTAATAATGTTGATCTCTATCCGATTAATATTACCTGTGAAGCTGGTCTCGGTACTATTTACATAAATTCATTCAATCTTGCAACATATGGCTACTTTGATGATACAGTTCCGTATGATGCTGCTGTTGAAGCGCTCTCTATTCAGAATCCTTCAAGCGTACCAACACCAGCTACGCAATATACTGCTGTTGCTAATGCATTTTTAAATCTCGCGGAAACACGTAAAGATCATATCTTTCTTGCCGATCCATTTACAAACATATTTGTACAAGGCGCGAATATTAAAGTTTTAGATATACCTACAAATACATTCTCAGATAACGTATTCTGGCCGCTAAAGAATCAGTTTGCTAGTATCGATACGAGTTATGCTTGTACGTTTGCAAACTGCGGTAAAGTAGCTGATATTGCTACAAATCAGCAAGTCTGGGTACCATTCTCTGGATTTGCTGCAGCTGCAATGGCAAATACAGATTCTTCATTCCAACCCTGGTATGCACCGGCTGGTTTCACACGCGGTGTAATAACAGGTCTTGTCGATATTGCGATTTATCCTAAGCAGAAACAACGCGATAATCTCTATAAGATCAATTTAAACCCTGTAACATTCTTCCCATCTGAAGGATTTGTAATTTTTGGTCAAAAGACCTTACAAAAGAAGCCAAGTGCATTCGATCGTATTAACGTACGCCGTCTGTTCTTAAATCTTGAAACAGCAACAAGAGATACTGTAAAATATTTTGTATTCGAGCCTAATACACTCTTTACGAGAACACAGGTTATAAATAGCTTAACACCAATATTCGATAATGCTAAGAATACACAGGGTATATACGATTACCTTCTTATTTGCGATGAGCGTAATAATCCACCTGCTATAATAGATGATAATACAATTGTTGTAGATATCTATATTAAGCCTGTAAGATCAGCAGAATACATCCTCTGTAATTTCTATGCGACAAGAACTGGTACAAACTTCCAGGAGATTGTATCGTAATAGATAAATAATTTTATGGCAGACGTAAATCAACTAATTACAGACTTTTATACAGCAGCAACTACACGTGAGTTTGCACGTGATTTTAACTTCCGTGTATTGAATATTAATACCGGCGGAGCGAGCACAGTAACATTTGATAATAATGATCTAATCTATGTTAAGACAGCTTCCTTACCCGCTCGTTCAATTACTAATGTTGCTGTACCTTATATGGGATTAAATTTCAACTTACCCGGTAATGTCACATATCCTAACAGCGAAGCTTATGAATTAACATTCTATACAGATGCTAATTCCCAAATTCGTCAAAAGTTTGAACAATGGTCATCCGATATTTTCAATGATTCAAACTCAACTGGTAATTATTTTGCCCCCAAGCAGACCGCCGTAATGGATTTGGTTCAATTAGATAATCAGATGAATAAGACCGCACAATATCAGCTTGTAGGTGTTTCAGTTCGCAATGTCGGTCCTTTGAATTACCTAATTGCTGAAGGTGTTGGAAATACTGTAGAATTTACTGCCACTCTCTCCTATCATTACTGGAGAAAAACCTCGTAATATTTAAATTTGTCCTAAATAATTAGGTGGACAATCCATTAACAGACGCGCTCAATGGTCTAGGTAATAATTTTCAAGGACTTGTAACCGGTACAAATCCTTTATTCGCCCCTCAAGTCACTAATCTTTTCGGGTTTAATATACCTGGCGTTCCTATTATTAGTGTAAGAGATTATTTTCTCACACAAATGGAATCCTGGTTTACAGCGATTCCTAATACTACTCAGTGGATAGTTGTCATAGATAGATATCCCGCAGCATTACGTACAAGCATAATTCAAGGGCTAGAAAGAACCGATGGTAGTAAGAAGGGATACGATATTAGTACTGCCGTTAATATTCTCAAGAGCTACCCGTTGCAAAAAGTAATTGGTTGTTTATTTGCTCATGAAGTTACAGTGCCCGCTGAAGAATATACTCCTGATTCTGCTTCGGTGAATAATAACGCAGGGTTCTTGCCTGGTATTCTCGGGGGACCAAGAAATCCAGATTATAATACTTTAGTTGTAGATTTTCGCGAAACTAATACTTCTTTTGTTGACTTTGTAATTAGACCGTGGGTAATTCTCGGTGCACATTTTGGTATGGCTGCCCGACCTGGTGATAGATTAGGGCAACGTGACCTTAAAAATATGAAAGTTAATATGACTTTATTGCAATATACTAAGACGTATCAAGGTATATCTATGATACCTAGAAAAGTATATACATTTTATAATTGTACACCTTATCAAATATCAGAACAATCGATGGATTATGCTGAGGATAAACTTCCTACATATACTACAAGATGGACATATTCAAACTATGCAGTAGAAAACAATCTTTACTTGCCTATTGGCGACCTTGTTAATAGAATATCTAATGGATCGATACCTCGAGTTACGAGTTTTCAAAACGGACTTGGGTATATCAATCCGTACGGATTTTTATAATGTCATTTTACTTAAATTTTCATTCTCCAACATTAGATAAAGACTTAAGAGTCAAAGAACTGACATTTAAGCAGTACCGTGTATTAAATAAGTTCTTGTTAAACAACAATAACTTTCACATTTCTGAATGCTTTGAAGAAATTATAAAAG